CCGGTGATTCGTTCCGCCCGTCCACTCCTTGCCGCCTGCCTCTACCAACCGTGTAATGAGTTCCATTGTTCTATCTCCCTGCTTGATGTCATCAATATACACTTACAGTATATACACGTCAAGTATATAGGAATATATATTTCAGACGGCTCCCCAACCCTTACGCTGTCCGATCACCTGCCACGCGTAAGCCATAGCGTCCACAACGTCATCATGCCTGCCAACCGGGAAGGATAGCAGTTCGTCCTGCCAGTAGGGTGGCAAGCCGTCAACGTGGATTACCTGCCCTTGCTCGTACCGAGCCTCTAAAGGCCCAAAGCGGGTCACTTTGTCCCGGTCTGGTCTAATGCCCCGGATAGGCAGTTTCGTACGCCTCATAAGCTCTTGCACAACAGCGGCTTGGTATTGCACCTGCTCGATGCCAATCATCACCGGATGCCACTTATCCGCCATTGCCTCAATGAATCTAAGCACGGAAGCAAAGTCCGCACGGGTACGGTTGACATCCAGCACGTAGATCGTGCCATCTTCACCACGGCTGAGAGCTACCACAGCGGTATAGTCTGCTTCCGCCTTGGTTGAGATAGCAAGGTCAACGCCAAGGTAGACGGGCAACCCCTCAGGGGCATCGCCAAAGCGCAACCACTCCCGCTTGATACGAGCGCCAGCTGCATCAACAAACTCCGCCAGGTACTCTTGCCTAAACGCGATGCTCGGCAGTGACTCCCCCGCTTTGTCTACTTCGTCAGCATCAATCCACGGGTTAGCCGTAGTAGGCATCTGCCATGCCATCCAGTCGGGATCTACAGCGGCCATAGCATGAAGGCTTTTGAAGTAGTTGCTACCTTTGGGAGTGCTGAGGAAGAAAGCATCTCCCCTGTAATCGGTTAGTGTTGGGCGTATTGCTTCCGTCCAGGCTTGCTCTAAGTGCCGCGCCATTGCTGCCTCGTCAATGATGACACGCTTGTACTTTCTGCCACGGGCTACCGTGCTAGGGTCATCAAGCGTCCAATAGTCAATAGCCGCACCGGTTATGAGTTCAATGCGCGGGGCAGGTGTCTGCACAGCTCGCCTGATGACTGGCTGGTAAATCCGCTTATGGTCGTTGTACGCTTCCTCCAGCAAGCGATACGTAGGGGCAAACCACGCGCACGGCAGACCGTCACGCAGTACCGGATCCGATAGCAAGTTACCGCCGAGTGTGGTTTTTCCAAAGCGTCTACCTACTCAGCCACAGGCAAGGACGTTGAATCGCCTTGCCTGTGCCATTATCACCTGCTGTGCTTCATGTGGTCGAGGTAAGACCAATCGTATATCAGGCATTCTTCACCCGCATGATAGAATGTTTTATATGAAAAGAGTATGTGAAACCTGTCATTGTGAATATGATACTCCACCAAGTATCCGCCTAAGATTCTGTAGTGCTAAGTGTTGCGGAATCAGTAAGCGTAAAGCATTGACCAAATTATGCATCGTGTGTAGTGCGTCCTTCAGTACACCGCCAAGCCGTGACAGCATCTATTGCAGTAAAAGTTGCCACCGTAAACATAAGAATACAATCGCTAATCCATCTTGGACTCGCGATGTATCGGGTGAGAATAATCCGATGTTTGGTGTTCAAAGGTTTGGTAAAGATAATCCAATGTTTGGCAAACGCAAAGCCGAATGTTCTTTGTGGAAGGGTGGCAGGAAGGTTAGAAAAGATGGCTATGTCATCATAGCCGTTGCAGATGATTATTTGAATCCATGCGATACGTCATCATCTGGCACAAAGTATGCGTTAGAACACCGGGTAGTTATGGAGCAACACATCGGTAGACCATTGCTCAAAACTGAGGTTGTCCACCATGTTGATCGGAATCCGAGCAACAATCACATAGACAACCTTCAGCTGTTTTCATCGCATGAAGAACATCTTCGGCTAGCGCATGGCAAACGCTAGCCATTCGGCTTGTCTGCGTACTCCACGATGACCTTGACCGGGCTACCGTCTGCCCCGGTCTGCTCTACCCGGCTAGACCACTCGGCCTTGTGCTTCCGTTCTAGCCACCATGCGGCCGCTTGCCAAGTAGTCTTTGTGGCATCTTGGATAACTGCAAGGTTCCGCAGCTCCGCTTCACCTTCCGCTTTTTCTACAGCGTATGAAAAATCAGAATATTCCTTGAGCCAGTTGGCAAAGGTTGTCTGGTCAATACCAGCGGCAGCACAGGAAGCCCTGCGGGTGTTACCACCTCGCAGAGCCTCTGTTATCTTTGCCACGGTTGGCGGCGTGTACTTGGTTGGTCTACCCGCGTTTGGTTGTGCTGCCATCTAAGTTCTCCTTTTGAACTTCATCCAACATTTCCATTTCCCAGCGTGTATTTGGATTGGAATAAACAAACCTACATAACTCATGCCACCATTGAAACGTTTTGATGCGCTCACCTGTTGCGGCGTAAACATGAAAACGGCATCTCATGCAGTCTTGTTCACTCAAAGGTGTTGAGTACTCATTACTACTTGCCATTCCATCCCGCCTCGATTTTCTCTTGTGTGATTTTGATAACGGCAGCCCTCATCCTGTCTTCATCAATACCGTGAGCCTTAGCCTGTTTCTTGACATCAGCATACAGCCATCGTGTATAGAGCTCGTTATATACCGCCAAGCATCCAGCACCGAGCAGGACACCAATGGCAAAAGGTATCATTCTGTTGTCTCCCATATCGGCTCCCCGGTAACCGGATTGTATTTACCGATCATCCAGTCTTCCGCGAACAGGTCACCAGCGGTAAGCCAGATGACGCTATTGTTTTCTTTGACCTCTGCACCCTCTGCAACGCTGAAGGTGTCCCAAAGTTCGGAGAAACGGAAGTGTAGCCCTTCGGGCCAGAAAGCCCGCCGTACGGGCTTCTCCGCGAGCAGGGCATCTAGTGCCTGGTTGTATCTCATTTTATAATCATCCAATCGTGAGCGAGAATGTCAGTACCCCTAAAGTAAGCAGGGCCGGCATGATGCCGGGTACCTGCGCCATCTAACTTGAACATCACCAGTTGGCCATGCTGTATAGCGTATTGGATTCTTGCGCCGTCCCGTGCGACATAGCGGGATTCCTTCATGTGGATAAGTGCGGCACTGAAGACCATACGGCTTGTGTAGTGGGCTGTAGTGGGTGTAAAGGTTGCTACCGGATCGGTACACATCTGCTGGTATCCAAGGCGCTGAGCGTATTCGAGAATCTCCGGGTCACGTACCCACTTCTCCACGCTCTGCCGCTTTGCGATGTTATCAGCCCTCGACCAGCTGCCGGTAGCGGTGTATATTTCCATCGCTTGCCGGATGCGTTCTTTCTTCTCTTCGACACTAAACGCTTGCGCCATTGATTTCGTCTGCTTCCTTGATTACCCGATCAGCGTACTTGGCATCATGTGTAACTAGAAAAGCCATGTACCAGAGCGCCTTGATAGCATCTTCATCAGACTTGCCCTTGTGGGGGCAACGTTGCAAGTATTTCACAACGTTACCCGCAGCAAAGTCTAAGCCCCAGTCCTGGACAACATCAATGGCTTGTATCTTGGTTGTTCGGTAGTGTTCGTTCATACGGCAACCGCTACGCTCTGCTTACACATCATGCGGTCGATGTTGTAGCTCACTGCCCAGATGTCAGCAAGCACGTCTGAAACCTTCAGATTGCCAACCCAGAAAGGATTCTGGATACACTCACCGAACCACGAGTTGCAGTCAAAGATGCCGGTGTCATCACCCGTCATAGCAACCATCAGGTGAAGGTCACCCTTGGTCAAGTGAATCTCTGAATGGTCGCTTGATACCTGAATCTGTAGCGGGCAATCGATAACGCCGAACGGCTCAACGCGGTTGATGGTCTGTTGTGCGAGGTCACTGAGTACCTCGGCTAAAGTCTTTGTCGTTTCTGTCATTGTTTTATCTCCCAAGATTGGGAGGGATTCTAGCCCCTCCCGGTTACACGTTACCCGTATCTACTCGCCTTCAAACGGATCTACGATGTCATCAACCACTACAGCCTTGCGTAGCGGCTTTGTAGCTGCCACCTTTACCGGCTTTACGGTTTCGATGACGTTGGTTAGTTCGCCGTTCATCTTCTGGCGGGTTCCGACCACTACCTGCCATGACTTGGCTTTGAGGGCTTCCATGTCGAGTTCGGCAAACTGCTGGCTAGTCATCCGACCAACCATGCCATCGAGCAAGATTGTCAGCTTGGCTTTCTCATTGCCGTAGTAGGTCTTGGTGTACTGCATGAAGCGGAACGGCTGGCCGTCATCGTCACCAACCTCGGTCGACTCAAACACCCACTTAAAGTTGGGTTCAAGAACGTTAGGGTCATCGAATGATTTACCCTGTACCGCTTCGCAATCGATCAGCGCACAGATGTAGATACCCTGCTCGGCTACACTGTACTTTTTCCCGCTGCCTTCGGAAAACTTTCCGTGCTGTGCAAAAAATCCCATAGTCAAACTCCTTGAGCCACTGGCTCTTTGATATGTCGATGATGGAAAGGTCTTTACCGGAACCACTGGGCTCACCCTTGCGGGCATTTTCACATCCATCACCGACACATCAATATATACCCTAGCGGTATAAACTGTCAAACACTATTTTTAGAGCATCGTTGAACGATACGACCAATCCGCATACGGCATAAACTCACTGATGGCGTGGTTCTGCGGAATCAAAAGAAACTCTGCCGCTTCCAGTTTGTCAAGGTTGCAGAATGGTTGCTCCTCGCCAGTGCAATGGATCAAGACCACGCGCCCCGCTTTGCAGATCAAGTGTGTTTCATAGTCTTTGCGATGTACCCATTTCATCAAAGTTATTCTGCCGCCAGCTCTCAACCAACACTTAGCAATCGCCAGGTTGTATCTGTACTTTTCACCGTTCATTTCTTCATCCTCCTGCGCCTTGCGCTTGAATGTAGCCCAATCCCAAATCTCAAGTTCCGGTTCATTCATCTTGCAGTCCTTCCACAGACCGGTTCTGGTTCCCGCTTTAGCGGAGGAACCTGACCGGTCATATAAACAATTACTTCTAACCTTCCTCACTGGTCTGGTATTGGGAATGCCCACCTTCGGGGCATCCCAGTTCGGAAGGGGGTCTGGGGGAAACCAAACTGGGGGAAACCAAACTAGTAGTAGTTCCTATATATAAGGGAACCGGTCGTTGGGAACCGGTCAAATGGCTCCTTTCTTGGTGTAACGATAGCCACCACGCAGCGATGCCTCAGCGTCTAAAAGGTTCTCACGAACCAACTCATCGATGGCATCTAGTACCGTTTGCTTGCGCCCTCCGACCTTGGCATGAATGATGTTCTTACCAACTCCGGGATTTGCCTCAACACAAGCAAGAATGGCATCAGTGGTAGATTGACCAACTCTGGCAGCAAAGCCCTCAGGTTCGGCGTGTACGAGGCTCAAGCGCCCATCTTGTGGGCCGATAGTCCAAGACACTGCGGGTTGTCGCTCCTTGTGCCGCCAGTGCCGGTTCTTGGTTGTAATCATCGTGTAGG